TATACGGATGCTGCATAAAATTATAAATTAGGGGGTGTTACCTAGTTTGGCATACTACATGTAGATATATTTAAGGAATACATAGTTACTTAGTTTGACAATCGTTCATATACTCAATACAATGTACGAATGGTTAAAAGAAATGTACAATATATGCGTGATTATAGGAAACGACAGTTGCGTGAAGACCCTGTAGCTTACAAACTAAAGTCTATGGTGCGTAGGGCAAGGGCTAGGGCGTTAAAGAAGGGAGTACCATGTACTCTTGTATGGGAAGAACTGATACCTTTGGTTAAAGAGAGGTGTCCTTACTTCACTGAGATTAAATTAGATTGGAATAATAAGAAGAAAGGCATTACTAAAGAGTCTCCTACCTTGGATAGAATAGTTCCAGATAAAGGATATGTAAATAGTAATGTAGAAATCATAAGTTCTAAAGCTAATAACATTAAATCTATAGGTACATCTGTAGATTTATATAGAGTAGCAGATAGATTGTATGAACATGAAAGAAATGATGTAGATATAGAGCTAGGTGAGTCACTTAGTGATATGAAGTATAGGCTACATGAGTAATATGTACCTACTTAGTATATACTATGTGTTAATTTGGTGTATACCTAGTATATATATATAGCCCCCCAGGGGGGATAACGTAGTTATACCATGATTTGTTCAATGTGTCAAACTATAAGGAGATAAAAATATGAAAAAGTGGACTGGATGTGACGATGCTATTGTGGGACTAGGTCATAGATGTGGCTGTGACACTGTAGTTGTGTACGATTATGATAAGTTAGTAGACGTATTCATACAACAAGGTATGAAAGAAGATGAGTCTGTTGAGTGGATAGACTTCAACATACTAGGTGCGTGGATAGGTGAAGACACTCCTATAGTACTAATGGAGAACTACGATGAACACTAAGTATAGAACATGGGAAAAGGTCGTTGCAAGGGCAATAGAGTACCCTATAGGCGAAAACGATGAAGATACACCTAAAGCTGCTGTATTAAGACAAAGACATGCTAAGATAGGGCTCTATATGCGTATAGCAGAGAGGTCGGTAACGTGGATTACCTGTTTCTTTATTGTGGCAGGGGTACTAAGGCACTGGTAATGGATATAAAAACACTAGATCAACTAATGGAAATAGCATGGGAATTGCCTGATGATGAAAGGGATGTAGTAGTACGTACTCTTAAAATGGATGCAATAGATAAAAAACTTGACAAATCAATAAATTCGGGTATGTATGTAAACTTATTAGAGAAGTTTTATTACTCCCTAGTTCATGGAAATGACGATACATCCAATGCAATAGATTTGCCACACAGTTCCGTATTCTATATTAGGGCAGTAATAAAAGCAGATAAAGACTTCACAGACAAGATAGGCTACGAGCCTGACCTTGCTGAGATAGAAGAAGCAATGTATTTAGAAGGTATGCTACCTTGGGGGGAATATAGCGTACCTAAATGGTTTGCCAGAAAACATGCGTTTCGTAAAGATAAAAAATAGAATGTCCCTCTAAAGCATCTTGTATCCTTTTTTCCGAGGAGATCGTGGTACAGATTGATTCTTTACAGCATGTAAGGCACGGGGGTATGAGTATATCTTGTACCCCCTTTAGGATTAGTAATGACTGAGAGTATAAAGTTTGTAGTATGTATTCTGGGTGCAGTTAGTTTATATGTAGGTCTTGTAAGTCTTTTAAAAGATTATGGGTTTATTTTTATTGCTACTCTACCTTTAAATGCTGCGTTTGTGTGGTGGTACAGTAACCAAAACAATAGAGATAACAATGCCAAGAAAAGCGTCTAAACCAATACGAAAGACTACGAAAGGCAAAGGGGCTAACTATAGACCTACTAAGTCTGGAGCAGGTATGACAAAGAAAGGGGTCAAGGCTTATCGTAAAGCTAATCCTGGTTCTAAGTTAAAGACAGCAGTTACTGGTAAAGTAAAGAAAGGTAGTAAAGCAGCGAAGAGAAGGAAGTCTTATTGTGCTAGGTCAGCAGGACAACTAAAGAATAGTTCAGCTAAAACTAAGAATGATCCTAACTCTCGTATTAGACAAGCAAGAAGAAGGTGGAAGTGTTAAATGTCATTATATGAAAATATAAATAAAAGAAAGAAAGCAGGTACTAGTAGAACTAAAAAGAAATCTACTATATCTGATAAAGCCTATGCTAACATGAAAGACGGTTTTCCTAAAGCTAAGAAGGGCGGGGTAATAAAGAAAAAAAAGAAAGCTAAAGCTTTAACTAAAGGTCAGGTAGCAACACTAAAGAAACATTCTGTGCATCACAGTGCAAAGCATATGACGGAAATGAGAAAAGCCATGAAGGCAGGCAGTAGTTTTACTGCGTCACATAAGATAGCTAAGAAAAAAATAGGAAAGTAACATGGCAAAAAAAGAAATTATAGATTCGCCTACAAATAAAAGAAGTGTTTTTGGGTTAATTACATCTACATATAAAAAAGGGTTTAGTAAGCTAGATGATAAAGTATCAGAAAAAATTCTTTCAAAAAAAGACTATAAAAATTATACGGAAGCTAAAGGAAGAGGCGATAAATACCCTATGCAATCTCTAGAAGATTATGGAAGTACTATTAAAAATTTTATGAAAAAGAATAAAAAATAAATGCCTAGGAATTATAAAAAAGAATATAAAAATTATCAAGGCACTACTACGCAAAAAAAAAGAAGAGCGTCACGTAATACTGCACGTAATAGAGCATTAGCTAAAGGTACAGTTAAAAAAGGTGACAATAAAGACATCGACCATAAAGATGGTAATCCTAAGAATAATAAAAAAAGTAATCTTAGAGCTATCTCAAAAAGTAAGAATAGGTCGTTTCCTCGCACTAAGACTGCAGGAAAAAGAGTTAAAAGGAGAAAGAAATGAAAACTTTAATAATTGTATGTGTATTAAGTTTAGGTTTAGTAGGTTGTGCAGGGTCACAAATATCTGTAACTGCGTCTGCACCGAAAGGTCAAGACCTAGATATATCTATTAAAACTTCAGACAACAACGAGTAATAGAATGGCAGATAAAAAAGTAAAATCTCCTACTGGTAAAAAATGTGTCTTTGGTCTTATGACCTTGACAAAAAAGAAAAAGGCTAGTAAGAAGAAGAGATAGAAAGTACGAGGGTATTAAGGAGTTGAATATGGCTGAAGCAAAAGCAAAAGAAGAAGTAACTAAAGTTAAGTTTGAAAAGAAAGCAAAGGTTGCTAAACTAGTGCCTAAGAAAGAAATAGCTATGACTAGAGACTACAATAAATATGGTATATATTTAGGTATAGGTCTTATAGCATTGATTATTATTTCTAGCATGGTAGCAAGCTAAAGATGCAAGGAGGGTTATTAGTAACATCGTCTGTATTATTGGCTAACACCAATAGAACTACAGTATATACTACGCCCTCCAACCATCGCTCTATTGTAAGACAGATTATGGTAGCTAACGTGGATGCAAGTAATGCAGCAACAGTTAAATTAGAACTATATGATGCTTCTAGTACTAGTCATTTTGCTCTTACAGGAGCTACAAGTGTAGCCGCTGATGGGTATCTTTGGTTAAATGATATTATTATAGGGTTGCAAGCAGGTGATCTTATATCAGCTACAGGAGGATCAGCCAATGATCTAACAGTTACTGTAGTAGCAGAACAAATAGTAATAGGCGGTTAGTATGACTCCCAAACAGAAAATATTTATAAATGCTTTATTTGGAGAAGCAGCAGGAAATTATAGAGCAGCTATGGATGTAGCAGAGTACTCTAAAAACACATCTATTAATGATGTAATAAAAGGATGTGAGGAAGAAATTTTATCTTCTTCTAAGAATTTTTTAGCAGCTAACGCACCGAAAGCAGCAATGGCTATAGTAGGAGTTATTGATGATCCTGTAGAAATGGGAACAAGAGATAAACTAGCAGCAGCTAAAGACGTACTAGATAGAATAGGCGTTAGTAAAACAGATAAGATTGAAGTTAAAGCTCCTCAAGGTATTTTTATACTACCAAGAAAAAATGATGAAGCAGATGACGGAACAGACGAATAAATATAAAAGAAGAACTTCCTCAACTATACCTTTTGGATGGGAGTTAGTAGAAGGCTCAAAAGACTTATTAGAAATAGTACCAGAAGAAATGGAGCTATTAGAAAAAGCTAAAGAGTACTTAAAAGGATCAAGCTACAGAGAAGTAGCTAAATGGTTATCAAGTAGAAGCGGTAGAGATATATCTCATGTATCTTTATACAGAATAACTAAAAAGGATTTAAGTGAAAAAAGAAGACGAGCAGCTAGAATCAGATGGGAACGTGCCAAAGCCAAGGCAAGGACAGAAACGCAAGAAGATCTCATTGCAGAAGCAGAAACTTACCGTAGCAAAGAAAGCAAAAAAGTCAGCTAAAATAAAACTAGCTTATGCTGAAAAAAAGATAGAGACTATTGAAGAAGAGCTTAGTGAAGAAAGACCTATAATATTTAAACCTAACGAAGGTCCTCAGACAGAGTTTTTAGCATCAAGTGAAAGAGAAGTTTTATATGGCGGTGCAGCAGGCGGTGGTAAGTCCTACGCATTACTAGCAGATGTATTAAGGTATTGTGGTAATGGTAATCACTCTGCTTTAATTATTCGTAGAACAAATGATGAATTAAGAGAGTTGGTACAAAAGAGTCAGACTATGTACCCTCAAGTATTTAAAGGTGCTCATTGGAGCGAAAGAAAGTCTTTATGGACATTCCCTTCAGGTGCTAGGATATGGATGACATATCTAGAACAAGACAAAGATGTATTAAGATACCAAGGACAAGCGTTTACTTGGATAGGTGTAGATGAATTAACTCAGTATCCTACTCCTTACGCTTGGGACTATTTAAGGTCAAGACTTAGAACAACTGATTCTTCGTTACCTATACATATGAGAGCTACAAGCAATCCTGGTGGACCAGGGCATATGTGGGTTAAGAAGATGTTTATTAATCCTTCTCCTTATAATAAATCGTTTGATGCAACGGATATAGAATCAGGTAATGTTCTTAAATATCCAAAAGCCCATAAGAAAGCAGGACAGTCTCTGTTTAAAAGAAGGTTTATACCTGCTAAACTAACAGATAACCCATACCTATCTGAGTCAGGTGAATACGAAGCTAATCTTTTATCTTTACCAGAAGTACAAAGAAAGCAACTTCTAGAAGGTTCATGGGACATAGCAGAAGGAGCTGCATTTGGAGAGTTCAATAGAGACATCCATGTAGTAGAACCTTATAATATACCTTCCTCGTGGAGAAGATTTAGATCATGTGATTATGGATATAGTTCTTGGTCAGTAGTTTTGTGGATGGCAGCTAGACCCGATGGTCATATTATTGTATACAGAGAGCTGTATGTACGTAAAAAAACTGCAGACGAACTTGCTGATGTTATATTAAATATTGAAAGACAAGCAGACGACAACATAGCATACGGAATATTAGATTCATCTTGTTGGCATCAAAGAGGTCAAACAGGACCTAGTATAGCAGAAGCAATGATTCTTAAAGGATGTAGATGGCGACCTTCCGATAGAAGTAAAGGAAGTAGAATAGCAGGTAAAAATGAGTTGCATAGATTGTTAAGACTAGATGAAGAAATGGGTGAAGCAGGAATAGAGTTTTTTGAGAACTGTACACAGCTAATAGCAGAACTACCTCAATTACCTTTAGACAAAAATAATACAGAAGATATTAATACTAAAATAGATTATGATCATGGCTATGACGCATTGCGTTATGGCGTAATGTCTAGACCAGTGCCGAGGTCTTTATTTGGGTTTGATGCAAGTCAACAAATAAAAAAATGGCAACCATTTGATGAGTCATTTGGTTATTAAAGGGATATAGTATGGAAGACGAAACGATAGAAATAGAAGACTTAGTAACGGATGAAGAAGGTACATTATTGTCTTCTTATGTAGTTTCTGCTTTTACTAAATCAGAAAATGCAAGGTATGACCAAGAGCAAAGATGGATAGCTTCTTACAAAAATTATAGAGGGCTTTATGGTAGCGACAATCAATTTACTGACACAGAAAAAAGTAAAATATTTATTAAAGTTACGAAAACAAAAGTAATGGCAGCGTATGGTCAAGTTACAGACGTTCTATTTGCAGGGCAAAAATTTCCAGTTAGCGTACAGTCTACTAGAGTTCCTGAAGGAATAGATGAATCACTTCATTTTGATCCCTTAGCTCCTAAAGAGTCTCCTTATGGATTTCCTGGAGATGGCAAAGACTTAGAACCAGGATCAATTAACAACACTCTAAGAAATAAATTAGAAGAAAGTTTATCTAATCTTACAGAAGGACCAGGCTTAACTCCTACTTCTATAACGTATCATCCTGCAGATGCTGCTGCTAAAAAAATGGAGAAGACTATATTAGATCAATTAGAAGAATCTTCTGCTTCTAAACATTTACGTTCTGCTACATTTGAGATGGCGTTATTTGGAACAGGGGTTTTAAAAGGACCTTTTGCTATAGATAAAGAATCTCCTAATTGGGAAGAAAATGAAGAAGGTTCGGTAGAGTATAAGCCTATTATTTCTACTGTACCTAAATTAGAATTTGTTTCAGTCTGGAATTTTTACCCTGACCCAGATGCTAAAAACATGGAACAAGCTGAGTATGTAGTACAAAGACATAAATTGTCTCACTCAGATTTAAGGGGATTAAAGAAAAGACCTTTCTTTGATAGCGAGGCTATTGATGAATGTATAGAAATGGGCACTAATTATGTCCGTAAATGGTGGGAGACACAGGTTGAAGATGAAGATACAAAAAATTATAACGTGGATAGGTTTGAAGTTTACGAATATTGGGGAAATATTGACAGAGACGTTGCAGAAGATGCAGGTCTTGATATACCTAAAGAATATGAAGACTTGGACACTATCCAAATTAATGCTTGGGTGGGTAACAATAAAATCCTTAGATTGGCGATTAACCCTTTCGTTCCTAATAGGATTCCTTATTTTGCTGCTCCTTTTGAGTTAAATCCATATAGTTTTTATGGAGTAGGTCTA